TACCTAATGCAGTATCAGCCTTCTTTAAAAGATTCTCATCTATAAGTTCTTGATCACCAAAGAACTCATCCCATTCTACTTCTTCTTTAAATCCTTGAAACTTATTCGCAAGAATTGCTTTCTTACGAGTAGGAATATCAAACAAATGATTATTAGCTTCAACAAACCTTGCAAACTGTTTTACAGCCATCTGATATTTTTCAGCTTGCTCAGTAAAAGCATTCTGAGTTCTTACGAGAACCATCTCAACTTTTTGTTTTTTCTTCTTCTTATCTTTAGGGTTCAAAGAATTGCCATCCTTATCATATCCCCACTTAGCATCCTCAGTAGTAGCTAAAGTTGAATAAGTATGCTCATTTATTTTTTTCCAAGCATCAGTAAATGTTTGATGTTCAGATCTAACTTGTTTAGAATCCTTCATTTCTTCCCAGATTTTTTCAGACTTTGCCTAAGTTTATTTATAAGTGGGTATTGTCCTGGAGTTAACTTCTCCAAGTTCTTTCTATAACCATCAGTACCAACAAGAGTATTAGGATGAGTTGCATCCCTCATTGTTGATGACATATGTACCTCACTGTATTCATTTAAGTCCTTAAGCCACGACTTAAACATAATGTTATCTTCCGTAACTGCAATAACATAGTTGGCACCAGCACGAGTAATCTTTCCAATCAATCCATGATTAAGATTCTCAACCATATCACCTATACGGAATATCTGTTTTGCAATGTAACTTTCTCTAAGTCCATCAAATGCAAGTTTAGGTGCGAACTCCCATGCTTCAGACTTAACTTTCTTCATAGACTTCTGAACTGTATTAAACAGTTTCTTTGCAGTCTTATCATCTAAAGTCTTAGTGATACCTGAACGGAAAGTATCATAGTCACCATCTACGGCAGCCTTCCGTAACTTGGAGGCAGACATACCCTCCACGCCCTTGGCAGCAGCATCCCGTTCTCCTGCCGAAACAATGTTAATTTTGTCAAAATTGTATAACTGTCCGTTGTATTTGTTTGCAAGGTTTTCAAACTCCTTGACCCTATCTGAACCAACCACAACATTGACAGAGGAATATCCTTTTCCATAAGCCGCCTTCAATACATCAAAAATTGTTCTTGTGTTCTCATCATCCACAATAGCATTGGAATGTTTAGGGAACATTTTACGCATGTAATCTACCTTCTCTCTAGGTTCAAGAGGATTCTTTTTAGAGTCCTGTGATCTTGATGGATAGATTCTATACTGACCACCTTCACCAGCAGTCTTACTTATCGTATCTAATAACTTCTCATGTCCAACAGTAGGTGGATTGAACCTACCAAATCCTACAGTTAATGAACTATCACCTTTATTCTTTTGTGGTTTTTCTGCTTCCTTTTTCTCTGGACGTAAATCTTTAGGTTTTATTTTTTCACCTGCATTACGATTACCAAAGAATTTTAACTTTCCTCCGATAGTCTTTGCAGCCAACTTACCCTGTTTATCATACCAATCACCATGACCGTTCCCACTCAAACCCATATTTTTGGCTTGAGTTGAGGCTTGCGTTTCAGCTTCAGAGATAAATTGTAAAAATGTCTTCATCCTTGATCCCAGTTCTTAGCAGCAGTAAAGTTAGCACGACTGAATTCTAGTCTATCAACTAGTTTCAATGCATTACCAGATTGAATAGCAACAAAACCTTCAGGAGCAGTAACCTTATAACCATTATCGGTACGAAGGAATGTTCCTAAAGTTTTAACCATCTCCAATCTACGAATGACATATAATTTAGCTTCAATTATATTCATATATGAAGCGATAGTAAAATACAAAGGGCGTTCATTTGTTTTTAAAAATGTCAAGCCATCTGTCTTTATCTTTATATATTTATCCTGTGTAGATTTAGTTTTTTTAGATGCAACCTCTTTATCCAATTGCATTGAATAGTATTGTACAAATCCATCTGCAATTTCTTTTACATTAGTGAATACTTTATTGACATCTCTGAAGTAAGTATTCATATAAGCCTTAAACATTGCACCCATCATAAATCTACCTTCACCAAATTCTTTAATCTCATTCAAAAAGCCACCAGATTGTTTAAGAGATCCTTCTGCCTTATTAACTAATGCATTATACTTTACCTTTTCCTCATCAGTAAATCTAGCAACTCCATCTACATCATTAAATGTTGCAGTAGTATAATAAACATCAGTACTCTTTTTAAGATTAGTAATATTGACTCCAAAGGATGCTGTTAAACTTCCAATAGAAGTTCCACTGTAACTAGTATGAAAAACTATTCCCATCTTTGCATTGTTTATTTGTTTTCCTATAGTAGAATTAACTGGAACTGTATAAACAATTGTGTTAGGTTGAAATGATATTACACTCTCACCACCAATAACCTTATTACTTTTATCATCTGTAAAAAGAAGATCACCTTGCAATATACCAGTAATACCAAGTTCTGAAAGATATTTTAAACATAGTTTCAATAACTTATTAACAGCTGGATTTTTATAATGATAATCTATAGACTGATCATTGTAACCAAGTTTTGGTTCCGTTTTATTAAAAACAGATTTAGTTCCAACAAAAAATATTCCACTAGAAGGTTCTATACCACAAACAATAGCAGGAGCACCATCCCACTTAGTAGTAATCTTTAATGGTGATGACCCTCTTGGTTGACTTAACATGTCGCCAAGTTGATGTAGAAATTTAACAGCATTAATCCCACCAGATTTTCCACTGTTGACGATATCATCTTCTATATGTTCTAAATGAGTATTCTTAGCCATTAAAATCTTGTAGGATCTTTTGTTCCACTTACCAATGTTTCAAACTGTGGTGTCATAGTAGCAAAAAACTGTGGGTATGCATGAAAATCACCTTTATATCTCAATTCCACATCCAGTATTGGCGTCTCTCCTTTAGATAAAGTAAATATTACTTTAGCACGAGAACCATCACCTTTATATGTTTCCGTTTCATTCACAGTCATTATTGTATTTTCTTTTTTTAAATTAATAACAGCAATCATAATACTATGAAGATTTTGTATCTTACCAACACTAATACTAGGTATTAATGATGTACTCACATCACCTATTCCAGTAACAAGATGGAAAGAAAAATCTTTATTTTGCCAATTTGATATATCCAATTCATCAAAAAGACTAAGTTTCAATACCTTATCCAATAACGAATTAGCTAAAGTTTCTTTTATATCAGGTCTATTCATAATATCAAGATAACCCTGCCATAAAGGATTTAATTTTTGATTTGGATTATAAAGTCTTTTATTAACAAAATCCCTAAACGCATTTTGTTTAGTAGTTCCAGTACCTTTTTTTAATACACCACCACCATCAGCAAGTTCAGATTTACTCTTAAGATTAATTAAAAATTCAGATTCAATTTTATTACCCTTTTTTCTAGGAATTTTACAATCCCATAATAATAACGCATCCTCCAATTTATTAGGATCCAAATCAAGAATTGATTTACCTTTTGTTTCTGCAGTAGCAAATCCATATAATGGGCCATTTTCAGTACATGCTTCTTGAATTACAGATGCAAAATATCTCGCTCTATGTTGTTGAAGAGCTTCAATTAAAGGTTTATTACCTTCAAGGTATGTTGATAATGCATTATTAATAAGAGTTGGATTATTCTTTAATGGATCTGGTTTTTTCTTTAATGATATACCTACAAATAAATTACCATAACGCAAAATAAGATCAGAAGAATTATAATCCTTCATTCCCATCGCTTTTATTTTTAAATTCTCTACGTCTTGATGCCACTTATTACCAGTCAAATAAACTTTATCTGGTGGAGATGGATACACCGTCCTAGTAGCCTGTACTGCAGATAAAGCTGCAGCTAAATTTTGATATAATTTTCTTATCTCAGATTGATTCTTCGCATTCTCTAAATTGAGTGCTATTTCAAAACCAGTTTTAGTGTCACCCTTTGATCCATTAGCATCCAATACATTCTCACCAAGTAATAAAGTGTATGCAGAACTATAAAGTTGTTTAAATTTTTCAGGATTATTAATTGCACCATCTATGTCTGTCTTAGGAACTAATGACAATCCAGCATATAATCCTTCTGATTTTTCAAGTCCCATAAAAATAAAAGGGTTCTTAGCCCTCTTATTTATAGATCACTCATCCAGTTACTAATGGTAGTATCATACTCTGCAGTATGTTTGAATGCTTCTTTCATAAATTGTGTTCTTAATTGTTCAACAGTAACAGAAGATATATTACCGTTCATTGCATCAAGATAA